TTAACATGTTTTAGTGTCCTTGGGTACTGCCTTTGTCTTTCTAGTGTACTGTCTTGCCAGTCAGCAGCTTTCTACATCCCGATTGCAACTTCACCTGTAACAAAATACTTGTGTTAAGTGTTTGTAATATTTAGAACTATAACATATAATTCTCACTATACAAACATCTAATGAAAGATAGTGAAATATGGTAGATACTACCAATAATGTAATCTGCATAGCAGAGGGCTGTCGAAAGAAACTTAAAGGCAAGCAACGCAAATTTTGCTCTCCTACTTGCCAAAAACGACAGTTTGCTAGAGACAAATACTATAACAAAGAAGATGACATAAAACCTATCAATATAGATAGAAAATCAGACGATGGCGACTATGCTAGTGTTAGAAGGGGTCAGTATTATCGAGCTTTCGTAAGCGAAGGAATAGCTGACCAAGTTGCAACAGGCGATATGACGGTAGCTGACGCAGCTTCCATGCTAGGTTGCACGTCTGCTACTGTCTCTCGCATGCTCGCTGCCTACAAGATAGACAGTAGAAACGAAATAGCTGCAGAAGATTGGGAGTTATCAGCTGACGCTAAAGAAGCATTAGAAAATTTCGCTACCTTCCGACAAAAATACTTTCGCACCGAACTAGGTAAACCGTATGACACCGCTCCTTTTCATACTAACTGGATAAATAACATTATAGATAGTATAGAAAATGGTAAAGAGTTACTTATCTTAAGCCCCCCTAGACATGGAAAGACAGAACTGTTAATACATTTTGCTGTGTATCAGATATGCAAGAATCCAAACACACGTATTATGTGGGTAGGTGGGAACGAAGATATAGCTAAGAATGCCCTTAGCGCAGTCCTAGACGTGCTTGACACAAACGAAGAACTCAGAGATGCATATTGTATGCCAGGAACATCTTTTAAGCCAGATAACCGTTCTGGTAAGAACTGGTCACAGAATCAATTTACTGTAGGTACTCGTACAGTTGCAGGTATTAAGTCACCGACAATGGTAGCTGTAGGTAAGGGTGGAAAGATTCTATCACGTGACTGTGACATAATTATTGCTGATGACATTGAGGACCATCAAACTACTATGCAACCTGGTGCAAGAGAAAGTACTAGACAATGGTGGACAACTACTCTATCAAGTCGTAAAGAGGAACACACAGCTGTAATTGTTATTGGGTCAAGACAGCACCCTGATGATTTATATAATCACTTACTTGCATCAGATAACTTTACAAGCATAGTAGAAACAGCACACGCTATAGATTGTCAAGTACCCGAACACGAAGAAGAAAATCATATTGAATGTATGTTATGGTCTAATAAACGTTCTTTTAAATGGTTAATGTCTAGGTTGCATTCTGCTGAATCAACAGGTGGTAGGCAAACATTCGAGATGGTTTATTTTAATCAAGCATATATAGAAGGTACACAGATATTTACAATGCCTATGGTTGACCAATGTATGCGACCAGACTTAACGTTAGGTCAGGTATATAAAAACTTACATTTAGTTGCAGGACTTGACCCTGCCTCAGCTGGATATCAAGCATCTGTATTGTGGGGTATTGATGTATATAGAGCTGAATTATATTTAGTAGATTTAGAAAATAGACGAGGGGGCGGAGTAAGGGCTGCACTTGACCAGATATCTGATTGGCTACATAAATACGATTGTAGACATTGGATAGTAGAGGAAAACGGTTTTCAAACTGCTATTAGACAAGACGAAAAGATAAAAGAATTTACTTTACGCTCAGGTGTACAAATACAAGGACACTTGACTGGAAAGAATAAACATGACCCACTATATGGTGTAGGTGCAATGGCTGATTTATTTGAAAATAAAAAAATACATTTACCTACTGGTGATGGTGGTTCTAATGCAAAGGTACAACAATATCGACAACAACTGTTATACTTTGATGGAAAACCTGTTTCAAAGCGAAACAAGGAAAAAACTGATATAGTTATGGCTAGTTGGTTTCCTATGAAGGTTTTTAGAAGACTGCAGAAAGAACGGGCTGCTGATATAGGACTAGATTACACACCTAGTTATGGAGAGTATAAGATGACAGAAATGAATGACGCACCATGGGCATAGAAAACTTAGATGTTAAATCCTACAAAGAAATAGTTAGAAATGCTGCTGAGTTAACTACAGGCAAACTAACACAAGAACGTCAAGTTTCTAAAGCAAGAATTAAATCTATTCTTAATGGTGGTGCAGATGGCATCAAAGCATTATTAGGTAACACAATGGAAACCTCTGATGCTGACTTGTTACCAGCTCCTAACATGTTGCAGTCTGGTATTGACAGACTCGCACAAAAGATTTCAGGTATACCTCAAGTACGAGTAGATATACCTAATGACAATGATTCTACTAGAAGTAAAATACGTGCAGAAAAATTAGAACGTATTGTTTCTAACTATGATGACAAACAAAATTTAAGTTTACAATTAGCACAAGCTGCAAGATGGTTGCCAGGATATGGTTACTGTGCTTGGGTTATAACAACTAAAAGAGATAAGAATGGTTTTTATTATCCATCAGCAGAACTAAGAGACCCTTATGATACCTTTCCAGGAAACTTTGGACCTGACCAACAACCAAGAGAAATGGCTGTAGTTAGAAGAATACCAAGATATAAACTTGCACAAATTTATCCAGAGTTTGCTAAAGAGATTTTAAAAGAAGATGATGATGATACAGAGAACGATAATTACTCTGATACTGCTACACCGTTTATGTCATACGAAGGTGCTAGAGAACAGAAGTGGGAAGATAATACATACTCTGGTGTAAGAATAATTGAGTACTACGACATGGGTGGTACATATGTTGTGTTCCCAGAACGTAATATGATATTAGATTTTATACCTAACGTACTGTCAACACCTCCATTTGTGTTTATGAAAAGAGTTTCTTTCGATGCATTAAAAGGACAATATGACCACGTTATAGGTTTAATGTCTATGATGGCAAAAATAAATATTATGTCATCTATTGCAATGGAAGATGCTGTGTTTACAGAAACTAACATATCAGGAGAGATAGAATCCGGACAATATAGAAAAGGTAGATTTGCGGTAAACCATCTAGCTCCAGGTACACAAGTTTCTAAACCACAGAACAACATACCATATCAACTGTTCCAACAAGTCGATAGATTAGAAAGACAGTTACGTATGGTTGGTGGTTATCCAGTTACTGATGACTCACAGTCACCTAACTCTTTTGTTACTGGTGCTGGACTATCAGAACTTAACTCAACTATGTCATTAATGATTAATGAATATAGAGAAATTATTAAACATGCTATTACAGAAATGGATGCTAAGAGATTAGAAATGGATGTAGTTCTTTCTTATACACAAGAGATTAAGAAAAAACCTATGGCTGGTTTCTTTAATGGTTCTGCTTTTACAGAAAACTACAGCCCTTTATCTGATATAGGCGGAGATTTTAGAACAAGACGTATCTATGGTGTTATGGCTGGATTCGATGAACCACAAAAAATTGTAACTGGTTTGCAATTGTTACAAGCTGGTGTTATAGACACAGAAACTTTACAAGACAACATAGATGGATTAGACAATATAGCTAAAGTACAAGAACGTATACGTAAAACTAAAGCAGAGCAAGTGTTATTTGATTCTATACTTGCTAGAGCAGCACAAGGTGATGCTTCTGCAACTATGGCAGCTATAGCTATTTACGAGTTTCCTAATGAGATGACAGCTATTATGAAACAATTTTATACTCCTGAAGAACCACAGATGACACCTGAACAGGAAATGATGATTCAACAACAGATGATGCAACAGCAGATAGGAGGACAAGGTGGACCGCCTACAATGGCACAAGCATTTGGAATGTAATATGGATGAATATTTAGAAACAGAGTTTTGGGATATGATATATCAAGAATATGGTGTTGAAGATGAGCTAGATATATTATCTGAAAACATATCTGAAATTATTATGCCTAGAAAAGGTATTATTATTTTAATTACAAAGGATTATAACGATGGCAAAGAAACGTTCTAATAGAGGCGGATATAGACAACCTGCTAATCCTGCACCTGTAGCTACACCACAAGGTGGGCAAAGGACTGACGGAGGACCAGGAAGTTCTAAACAACCCCTTAGAAGACTTCCAGACGCTGATTACGGTGCAAATAAAGCATTTGTTGAACAACAACAAGCGTCTCCCCTACCCTCACAACAAAACATAGTTACACCTAATATCTTTGCACCTACTGAAAGACCTACAGAACCTATTACTGAAGGTGTACCAGTAGGACCAGGTAGCAGTGGTGTACGAATGACTGACAATGTAGATATGATGCTACAAGCAATGTATGAAATAAATCCATCACCAGTTATATTAGAGTTAATTAATAATAGGAATAGATAATGGGTTTTCACCTTTTTGATGAAAACGAAGAAATGGACTTTATCTTAGGTAATACCTATGATGATTTACAAATTGGTCAACTAAATACACAGTTTGCATTACAACCTCAAGTTGCATCTGAATTAGAAAAAGTCACTGAAAAGTTTCAAGTACCTGCAGATATAGCATTACCTTATGTTTTAGCAGGAGGTACAGCTGAAGCAGATACTATGAAGCAAATTGCAGACGATGTTGCTTACAACCGTGCTAAAAAAGAAGCTGTTGTTTGGGAAGAATTACAAGACAGATATCAATACGAAGCTTTAGAAAACAATATGAAGATGTCTATAGGTGATTTGTTAACAGGTGGTCTAATGCCAGGTGGCACAAAACCAGGAGATGTTCAATATGGTGTATGGGCATTTGCAGGATTAGATGCTTTATTTCAAACATTTGGACCATCAGGTAAATGGTCTGTTGCTGCTAGTGCTGCTAATACCGTAATGCCTGGTCAACCTATGGTTGTAGGTAGGTCACAAGCATATCTGAGAGATTTAAAAGAATATGATGATATGTTACAAAAAGGTTATACCAAAGCTGAAGCACAAGCAAAACTACAAATTGATGTATCTTTTACCGAAGTAGAAAATATTGGTAAAGATACTAACTTAAAAGGTGATATACGTAAACATCTTGCCATGATGAAAGAAGCTAATGATATGGGTGGCGAAGCTGTGTTGTTTAACATGATGCGTCAAGTAGCTAATGGTAAACCAGTTAACTTTGACAGAGGTACAAAAATTACTTTAGAGTCTGTTAAAGCAGAAGATACACCTTACTATGTTGATTTAGTTAATAATTATGGTTATACACCAGAAGAAGCTCGTAAGTTTATTTATAATAAAATTGGTGAGCCAATTAAAAACTTTGATGAAAATGGTGAAATTAACTACACATCAAATGTAGAGCCAAATCAAATTAATTTCTATGCAGGTAGAAGAAAACAAAAGTATTTTTTTATGGGTGACAAAATGGAACAAGATTTATATAAAGAAGATTGGACCGATAAAAATATACTTATGGAATACTCTCCAGGTAAAGTACATACTGGACAAATATACGAACCAGGTACTAGACAGTTTGATTTAGCATCTGGACTTATTGATGCATCATATCAAATAGTACCTGAGTTATTAGCAGGTAAAGGTATTAAAGGCGTAAGAAATTTAAGAAAAGGATTTACACGTGTTAACAAAGCTATGGAGTTATCACAACAATTAGGTAGAGTTAAAAAAAGTGGTAAACTACAAAGCCTTAGTCCTTTATCTGTTGCTAATCAAATTGCTAAAGAAGCTGCAGGCGAAGTAGACCCTTTTATTGGTAAAGGTAACTTTAGTAATATAACAAATGCTAAGACAGGTAAGTTAAAGTCATTAGATGAAGTAACAGTATCTAAAAGAGATATCTATACATCAACACGTAAAACAAATAAAGAACATACTTTTTTTGGTAAAGTACCAAGATTATTTCAAAATACTAAAAAAGAAATACTTAATGACCCTGTAATGGTTGATTACTGGAAAGCTTTAGCAGCAACAGGTGTTGATGACCTAGCTTCTATATCTACTAATCCATCGTTATCTAAGATGCATCCCTCAATATTAAATGAAATTGCTTTAGAAGGTGACTGGAGAAAAATTAGAAAGATGCATGGAGACATGATGGATACAGGTTATGCCATTAAAGATGAAGCAGGTAATGTTAATAAGTATAAGATAGAACAGTTTTATCAAGATGGTAGATTACCAGTACGTGGTTCTTTTGTTCTTAACAAACTTTTAAGAAATACTGCTAAAAAAGGTACACAGTTGCAACAAAAAGGTGGAGTGTATGGCAATACTATGGGTACAGCTTTATCTGCATTAGGTAATGAAAAAGCTGCATATCGTAGTGCAGGTGGTTACTTAGGAGAAAAAGCACGTAAGGGTAGAGAAACTTTAGGTAAAGTAGTACCTTTTGCACCAGAAAGAAGATTTAGAAAATTAATAGACCCTAATGATGTTGATGGCAAAGTTCTTGATGATTTAGATTCTTTAGGTAATAACATTGGACCACAAAAAGCTTTAGATAAAGTAGGTGGACCTAAATTAGAATTTGAAAAGTATTTAGGTTTTAGTTCTAACTTTAACTCTACATACAATCCATACTATAGAAAATTACTTGGTTTTATACCTGAACAAGGAATACCTCTTAATAGTTTGCAAAATGGTTATACACAGTTAGTTAGTCATTTACAAATAAACGGTTATAGCCAAAGAGATATGTCTCGTAGGTTAAAAGAATTTTTAGATTTAGATTTTAATGATAAAAGAAGTATTCGTGAATTTACTAAAGTACAAGCTGAAGAAGACTTAGCTTTAGTAGCTAAACGTGGCGGGCAATGGGAGTATGTTGTTAAAGCTACTAACGAGCAATTTAAAGGAATAGAAAAGTCTAAAATTTATGCAGCTGGTAGAAATAAAAAAATAATACCTAACACAGGTAGTGGTTATGAAATGTAC